CAACTGAAACAGAGTCACAGAACTACGGTTACAAGTTCGGTCAAGAAGAAGAGACCTATAACATCGTCGCAGCCCATGGTTACTTCGGTCGCCTGATCTTCCAATACGCATCCTTCAACAACAGCAGAAGTCTTCACTTCTTCCTTGCTGCATGGCCTGTGGTTGGTATCTGGTTCACCGCCCTTGGCGTCTCCACGATGGCATTCAACCTCAACGGTTTCAACTTCAACCAGTCCATCCTTGATGGTCAGGGTCGTGTGCTCAACACATGGGCAGACGTATTGAACCGTGCAGGTTTGGGTATGGAAGTTATGCATGAGCGTAACGCACACAACTTCCCACTCGACCTCGCTGCTGCTGAGTCCACTCCTGTGGCACTCACCGCACCCGCAGTTGGTTGATAAACCTTCTATAATACTGAGGACCCTTCGGGGTCCTTTTTTGTCTCTATTATTTTTTGAAAAACAATGCACGGAAGTCTGGATCCAGAGGAGAAGGTGATGAACGACATCCCTAGACATGACTGGACTAAAAACACTGATCATTTCTTTGCCTGGGAAGACAATGGAATCATGGATCGCATTCAAGATTTTATTGAAACTCTTGATTGGGAAAAAGGTGACGACATTGTAGTTGAAATGGGAGGCACTCAAGTGAGTGGTATTGACCAACCCGAAGGTTACAATAAAAAGTGGGCATCTCCACTTGGTCATCGCAAGTATAATAAGGATTGTTTTATCGTTCTTAAAAATAGAAGTAGAGATCCTATAGAATCCTCTAAACCTATGGAACGAGAATTTAAACCACAACACCCGTTTGAAGAAAAGAAATGACTGGATTACCAGAGTTCTTTGAGCAGACATCAGACAAACCCTATGACAGACATGCTTATAGGATAGAAATGAATGATGGTAGGTCTGTGGTTATCGACGATTACATACGTCTAAGATCAATATGGTTTGAACAGGTAAGAAATTACACTGGTTGTACCGTAACTGTCTTGGATATCAAACAAAAAAAGAAAAAAACTAATGGAGGTTTTAAATAGTGGTAACATCAACATTAACACAACAGGGGAGGGGATGGTTTGACATCTTGGACGACTGGCTTAAACGCGATCGTTTTGTCTTTGTGGGTTGGTCTGGATTACTTCTTCTTCCCACTGCTTATCTTGCAATTGGTGGCTGGCTTACGGGCACAACGTTTGTTACGTCTTGGTACACCCACGGACTTGCAAGTTCGTACCTCGAAGGTGCTAACTTCCTTACAGCGTCTGTGTCAACGCCTGCTGACGCTATGGGCCATTCTCTTCTTCTACTTTGGGGTCCTGAGTCTCAGGGGAATTTCGTCCGTTGGATCCAACTTGGGGGACTCTGGAATTTTGTGGCACTCCACGGAGCCTTTGCTCTCATTGGTTTCATGCTTCGACAGTTTGAACTTTCTAGGTTAATTGGAATCAGACCCTACAATGCGATTGCTTTTTCTGGTCCTATTGCTGTATTCGTGTCTGTATTCCTCATCTATCCTTTGGGACAGTCATCTTGGTTCTTTGCGCCGAGTTTCGGTGTCGCGGCGATTTTCAGGTTCCTTCTCTTCCTCCAGGGCTTTCATAATTGGACGCTCAATCCCTTCCATATGATGGGAGTTGCAGGTATCTTGGGAGGAGCACTACTCAGTGCTATCCATGGTGTCACAGTAGAGAATACATTGTATGAAGATGGTGAGCAGGCAAATACTTTTAAAGCATTCGATTCTACTCAGGAAGAAGAGACTTATTCAATGGTTACAGCAAACCGATTCTGGTCACAGATCTTTGGTATTGCTTTCAGCAACAAACGCTGGCTTCATTTCTTTATGTTATTCGTTCCAGTCATGGGACTTTGGACATCATCGATTGGCATCATTGGTCTGGCTCTTAATCTTCGTGCTTACGACTTTGTTTCTCAAGAGATCAGAGCGGCAGAGGATCCAGAGTTTGAAACTTTCTATACTAAAAACATCCTTCTCAATGAAGGACTGAGAGCATGGTTGGCACCAGTCGATCAACCACATGAACAATTTGTATTTCCAGAGGAAGTATTGCCGAGGGGCAATGCACTTTGAGTATTTGGTTGGAACTATTATACTCATGATATTATATTTCATCACTCAAAATCCTGATGACGATGATGATATGGACGGTGGCATGATGATTCCAACCTATCAAGGAAACTAATATGAATAACTTTGAAGTCTTTCTTTATTTTACATGCTTCGCCCTTATTGCTGGTGGTGCATTCGCTATGATGTGGAGTAACATTCAATCTATTAACATAGAGATGAATAGACCTAAACCGCGTCATCCCGAAGCACCTGAAGCGGGTGAAGAACTGATGTATGTAGATCTCTCTAGAGAAAAACTAGAAGAGATTTACAAAGATAAATAAAGTATCGTCGCCGCTAAACTCACTGGCAAAATCCAGTAGAGTGTGCTATACTTGGAGGGTCTAAAGACCCTCTTTTTTAATGAAAATTTTTCTGGACACCGCTGATATTGAGGAAATCAGAGCAGCAAATGAAACTGGACTTCTTGATGGTGTGACAACAAACCCCACACTTATTCTTAAGAGTGGCAGAACTCTACCTGATGTTGCTCAACAACTTATTGATGAGTTCCCAAACTTTGTGAGTGTATCTATTGAGGTTGTTGCTGATACTGCTGAAGAAATGATCGCTCAGGCACAGCAATATATCTCTATGGTCTCTATGGGAGATTCTGTGACCATCAAAGTTCCTTGCACAGTGGAAGGACTCAAAGCATGTAGAGTGTTGAGTAGTGCTGGCATTAAGACTAATGTTACGTTAGTATTTTCAGTAGCACAAGCAATCATGGCAGCAAAGGCAGGTGCAACATACATCTCACCTTTCGTTGGACGTTGCAATGATAACTCTTTCAGTGGTGTAGAACTGGTTCGCGCCATTGCTGGTGTGCTTCGCTCTCATCAGATGCCTACACAGGTCCTTGCTGCGTCTCTGAGAGACTGTCATCATGTATCACGTTGCTTCTTATATGGTGCTGAAGTAGTTACTATGCCCCCTGTTGTATTCTGGAAGATGTATAATCACGTCATGACTGATGATGGGTTAGCACGATTCCAAAAGGATTGGGAGGAGGCAACATCTTTAATCTAATATATAAAAACAAGTAGCGAAAACATTATGTTTGTTGTTTATTCTAAGGATGGTTGTCCGTATTGCGACAAAGTGGCTGGGTTGCTTCAGTGGTTAGAACTGAAGCATGTCATCTACAAGTTGGATAGGGACTTTACTAAAGAGTCATTCATTGCTGAATATGGGGATAGCGGAAGCTTCCCTCAAGTAACCTTCAACGATAAATCAATTGGAGGTTGTGCTGAAACCATTCAGTTTGTGAGAGAACAGAAGCACTTACCAGAAAAAGCAGAAGAGTAATGGACCATAACGATCTTTCTTTCATGGTTGAACAAGTAATTGACGATGCTATGTTGAGAGACGTGATGACATTTAAAATGTATGACTATTTGAAATCTAATTCTGCTAAGAGAACTGAAGTAAATGAATTTATTGAAAGTTCTACTGCCAGCAGTCTTACCACCACTATTGCAGAACTAAAAACTTATCTAGAAGGAGGACAAGACGCCAATCACAAACAAATTCGTGAGGGATACGGACATCTTGGTAAACCAAGAGCTAGAAAGATTATGGAGTATTTCAACTCAATTTTGCAGGAGACATGGCAGTATGAAACCGACCGAAAACCAGGGAGAAAGAGAAAAACTACCGATAAATAGAGGTGTGGAGCTTATGCTCCGAAAGAAAACTAAAGGAGAGAAACCGAAATCGTTTCAAGTCAGTTTTGAAAAGATGGTTTCTCTCTTTAATAGAGAGTTTCACATCTGCTTTGATCTATCCTTCGACGCAAGGAAACAAAATCAATAAGGAGAAAAGACGATGCAAGCTCTTACCTTGACAGTAATGTCATTTGTTAGTATAATGGCATTATTCGTGGGCGCAGTGATAGGATGGTTGGCAAAAGAACATGTTGTCAAAACCACTCCATATCATCCAGATAATTTGCATCCAGAGATGTATGATGAACATGGTAATGTGATCCCCGATACAGTATTTGCAGTAAGATTTGAAAACCCAGAAGAGTATTATGGCAACAACGAAGACGAAGAAGAATGAACTGCCACCTAATCCGTTCATTTCTGAAATTTTAGAACTTGTTTCTAAGCAGAGAACCACTGCAAAAAAAGTAGAGGTTCTGCAAAAGTACAAGTCCGATGCATTGATGGTCACATTGATTTGGAACTTTGATGAGAGTGTAGTTTCTATGCTCCCAGAAGGTAAAGTTCCATACAAACCAAATGATGCACCAGCTGGAACAATTCATACTTCTATTCGCCAAGAGAGTAGAAACTTTTACAACTTTGTGAAGGGTGGCAACGATAGTTTATCCAAAACTAGGAGAGAAACAATCTTTATTCAAGTTCTTGAAACTCTCCATCCATCAGAGGCAGATATTCTTGTGCTTTGTAAGGACAAGGATCTTCAGAGTGTATACAAAATTACCAAGAATGTAGTCGCTCAGGCTTTTCCAGAAATTACGTGGGGTAATCGCAGTTAATGGTACTATCTTCTGACGATATAAAACTCTTTAAGAGTAAGTATGGAATCACAGTAGTTCATGCCAACTGTGATTCTGATGCTGCAAAAGATAAATCTCTCCCATCAAATTCTTATTTGATGACCTTAGATTTGAATGACGATCGTTGGTTTGATATCATTATGGGATCTTCTGCTGATATATTTGATGCATACTATGATCTCTATGGTGATGTTATCAAGGGAATGGATTGGACACATGGCACAAGAAACCCCAAACTTTGGGGTGAAGCAAACAAACCAAAGACAAAGAAAAAATGAGTGTAGGATTTAATAGTCCCCCAAATGGGGATGGAAAAGCAAGAATTAACGTTAATGTTGATGCGGTAACAGAAGTAGCAAAGCAGTATAGAAAATTGAAGAAGTATATGAGATCTCCTCTGTATGAGATTAAGACCCTAGACGGATCTGAGACCACGATAAAGAATTTGGTTAACGAATTTGGCGAAGACTTGACATAAATAGATCATAGGGTCTATAATAGACCTATCGTTCATCCCCGTTGAGGGGACGCAAGTAAGTCGCGGAACGGAGCCGTTCATCCTATGTTAGAATTACTATTCTATTCATCACTCACATGTGCTCAAGCTGATGCAATTATGTTTCGGATGAGAACAAATGAGAATATTTCACCCGAAATGAAGGTGGAATTGATTGAGGTCATGAAGGAATCAACACCTGATTGCTACCCATGGGACGCAAACGACTAAAGGAACGGATTAAAATCCAACTACTTTAGGAGTCAACTCATGAACACACTTAACATGATCAAGAAGCAGATCAACAAAGCATCTGCAGTTCACAACGCACGAGTTCTTCACGCCGCTTATCGTGGTGTTGAGTATTCTACTCGTTGTGTAGAGTCCAAGGAGACACACGGTACATTCTGTTATCGTGGTCGTACCTATACTAAGTGATTCACTAACTTACATTACAGAGAGGTAGAAATACCTCTCTTTTTTTATGCATAAGTATAAACTCATAGGCATAAATTTTTGTTTCTCAATTGTATTCATTTACACACAAATCAACTATATACTGGTAGAATTATGAGGTGATCAAATGGTTTGAAACTTTCCACCTTAAATCATGTGACCATAAGTTCCGTACATGGAGGTGTTATGCACAACCTAATTTCTTTTAATCAACTAGCTGGTTGGAGACAGTCAATTTTTAATCTTGAGAGGACACTAGACAAATCTGATACACAAAGCGATGCAATTAATGATTATTTTAACTGTTTGATAGAGTGTGATGACAGTCAGACAGTTTGTAAGAGGACATGCAAGTCACTGTTGACTGAATCATAATACTTTAAGGAGAGGTCTTGACGATCTCTCCTTTTTTGTGTATAATTGATGTGTAGTGGAATTGATTGAGGTCATGAAAGACTGTTTCTTTATGGATAAAGAAAAAATCAAACTGATTATAAGGAACTTGGAGTCTCTAGTCGAGTGCCTCAAGTCTGAGATTGACTCTGATGAAGAGCCATATAGACCTCAGTATGAGGATATTGTTCCTCATATCTCAGACTATGATGAAGTATTTGATCCCGAACTTGCTCCTGAACTTGATGACTATAGAGAAATGCCATATGATAGATAATGATTGGCGCTACTCACAAGAACGTATGGACACGAGAGCGCAAGGTTTGAACATTCTATTGAAGAAGTTTGGGTCGGAACTTACTGACGGCAGACCTAGATATACATGTCAAAGCATTTATGAATGCGTTCATGACTGGGTGTCTCAGGGTAATCTGACCACCTCTGGAATAGTAAAGTATTATTTGGCATATTATGCAAACAGTTAAATTCGTATCGGTCACTCCTGACGCTGAGAACTTGATGGCATACGTTGCCCGTGTCTCAAACCCAAACAATCAAGAGAATCCAAATTATGCTGGACTTCTGAAGTATTGTATCAAGCACAATCATTGGTCTGTATTTGAACAGTCCTTTATGACCCTTGAGATTGAAACTTCTAGAGCAATC